TCGTAGGCCACTTTCTCCTGCTGGTAGTTCTCGCCTTGTGGGCGCATGTTTTTTTCAACCGCCGCTAGCTCGTTGAGTGGTGTTGTGTTGCCAGCCAGTATCGCGACGCCCTCAGCTTCCGCAGTTCGGTATTTGTCGCGCTCACTTTCCGTAAGCGCCCCATATTCTTCCGGCGACAACGCAGGCGGTTGCTGGCCTTGAAGGCCGTTCTTATACCAAGATTGAATATCATCAGACTTCGCCCGCGCAGAGACCTTCAATTCATCTTGAGCGCGTTTTGCATCCGCCTTGATTTGAGCTTCCAGCCGTTTCCGCGCATCGTCTTGTTGAGATTGCAGAGTTTTCAAGAACCCACCTTGGAATGTCTGATCTTCTTTGAAGGTCAGTTGATCGTCGTATTGGCCAGAACGCAGAACCGCGATAGCCTCAGAAGGGTTTTGTTGGCCCAAGCGATAAATAGCGCTTTTGATCAAGCTGCTTTCCGCATTGCGCTTTGCAATCGCCTTATCTGGCCCGCTTAGGCTTGTGGCGTCGATCATGTCAAAAATACGCTTTTTCTCAGAAGCGTAGACAGGGTTGTTTTTAATGTCCGGCAATTCACCATGATAAACAGGAACATCAGAACCCGCGTAGGTCGTTCCCGTCTCGACGCTGCCCTTGTAGCCTTCGACCTTTGCCATTGCCTGCACGACAGCCATGAGACATAACAACTTGCGTATATCCCTTGCCGCCCGAAACCACGCCTTGAATAGACGGAGCCGCGGGGTTGGCATGGCTATGGCCACCAGCCGCAGCAGGCTTGACCCCACCCGGCGCAAGTTCAATATGCCAAGGCTCGTGCGACATGCGGTAGTTCAGGCCGTACTTAGCCGCGTTTCGGTGCATCCATTGCTTGGCCTCGTCCGTTCCATAGCGCAAATCCATTGCCGTGCCGTGGTTGTGTTGAGACTTGCCAGGAGGGGCTACCCACTTTCGAGCCGCTTTCTCAGATCCGTATTTCTTCAATGCGTTTGCATAGAGCTTCGCTTGCAATTTAGGATCGCGAAAAGAAGAGAAAATCTTGACGTTATCGCGCACAGACTTTGGCGCATCCCGCATCATGCGCCCAAACGCATCCCGAAATTCAGGCTTGAGACCTGTAATGCTATTAGAGCGCGTAGCAGCCGCGCCCGTTACGTGCTTTGAAATAGCACGAGCATCAGGATCATTGCCAACGCGTTCAATTGCCTCTTGATAGCGCTGCTCACGGCGGCGCACGGCTTCTTCCGCATAACCCTGCCCGGTCTCAGGCGTACCCTGCCCGACCTCAACAATATCGGTTTGCGTTTCGCGCTCAATGCGAGCTGTTTCAACCGTTGCGTTCAAACGGCTTTCGCTTCGGTTAAATGCGTCAATCTTCGCCTGCTTGGCGTTCGCGGCCTTGTCCAAGCCGCTAAACGCCTGCACAGCTTTGTTGCCTGCACGAATAGGAGCCATTGGATCGCCAGCGCCGACAGTGCGAACGGAAGGGCCGGAAGTAATTCTTTGGATAGCCATTAGCTCGGCCTAAAATTAGAGACAGACCGATTTGCAATCCCGCTTGCGACACTTCCAACAAAATCGGTCACGCCCTCAAATGGGCTTGGAAGGCTGGCTTCTTGCTTGATTATGGCCTGCTCACCTTTGAGCAATTCGGCCTCAATTTTCTCTTGCCCCTGCCGCGCATTATCCGCAGCCACCATAAGAAACGAACCGAGTTGAGTGTTGCCGCTTCCGGCATTGCCAACAGCAGCAAGCCCTTCTTGATAGCGGACCTCACGCGCCACGCGCTCAGAATTTATCTCACTGACAAGGCGAGTTGTTTTGTTCTTCTCTTTTTGAATACCCTTGGCAAACAAAGAACCAGTAATGCCAAGAATGCCTTTGGCTGCACCGCCACCGAGAACGCTACCAAAATCCATATCAGCGCCCTCCACTTGCGTTGATGATCGCTTCGACATTGCGAACAACAGCAGGATACGGCCCAAGCGCCCGAACACTAAGCCCAAACTCGGAATTGCTATCATTTTGCGGCGTGAAAGCAGGATGAGAAACCCACCCGTCATAACCGCGTGTTCCTGTCTCAAATTCAAACGGCTCAAAGTTCTCAGCCTGCTTATGATAGCCATCGCGAGAGCCTGACCCGGCTTCCATCATCACCCCGCACAAGACATAAAGCGCAATCTCAACAATCTTAAGCGGATCGTTCGCACCATCAGTTGAGCCAAGATTTTGACGGAATGGCAGCAATTCAAACTCGCTTACATAGTCGTAACCAATCGTCACAACGCAGCCGCCCAGCTGCCCGTTGCCATTAACATCAATCTCAACGGAAGAGGTATCACCGTCATGGAACGCGGCAAGAGTTTCGCCTACATAATCTCCGGCCCCCGAAATGCTATCAACACAACGGCGAACTTCAATCGCGCTGCAAGGAGGTTGCCAGACAAGCCAATCACCAGAAACAAATTCAGGATCTTCGCAATACGCAGGCTTAGGCAGCAACCGCCATTCGCAGTCGTCCGGATCAGCAACCCAATCGCGCCCATGCACAGGATCATCATTAGGCAGATCAGGGTCACGTTCGCGCACGTCAAATTGATATTGCCCATCAGCAACAGTGAAATAATGCCAGCCAGTAGCATCGCGCACAGAATAGCGGCCCGGTGAGCGGGAGGAGGAACCCACCGGGCCTTCTGCAAACTCACGAGAGGGGGATGAGCCAGCAGAATTAGCAAGGGAAATCTGGCCATCCAAATAAGCCACCTCCCCAACAAATGAATTAATCTCGTGGAACCGCTCAACAACCTCAATGTTGAATACGTTTTGACCGTTCACGGTTCGTTCTACGAGCATGTAAATCTCGTCGTATTTCTCATCGACGGAAGGGATCACATCAATGTCACAGACACGGGGCGGCACACAGCAGCCGTCGACCACCAATTGACCGCCAAGCTCATGTTGCGCCCATCCGCGCACTTGCTGGTTTTGGTTGATCGTAACGGTGAACAATTCATCATCATCGGTAATGCCCCAGACAATCGAATAGGGCGTTTCCTGGTAGCAAATCTTTTTGAACCGCTTAATGCCGATATGATCAGCAAAAAGCGTAAGCTCTTGAACGCCTATGTGGTCGTATTGTTGAGTAAAGCCCGTTGAAAACAGCTTGGTTCGAGAGCGATCAATAAACGTGACCGCCTCACCCGATTGGATAGGTCGAATGTCAGCAACACCAATATTCTGATTAAGTTGCTGCCCAACGCCGTCAGCCTGGAACCCACCATTCACGCCGGAGCCAAGTATCGAAAACAGGCCAAATGTCGTTCCGGCCACAATCTGACGGCCCATAGTCCACATCCAGCGCACATCCGCACACTGCCCAGAATTCAACTTTTGATAGATAGCGTTATCGGGGTTGACCGTTCCGTCAGGGTCGGAGGGTTGCCAATCGAAAAAGTTACCAACCTTGGAGCCAGTTACACAGCTTTCCGAGCCATACCAAAGGCGATCTTGGTGTATCCAAACATTCTCAGGGAACCGCCCATCAACAAAAGCCGGGAGTTGAAATAAATCAGTCGCGGTCAATTCGCCGCCCGGATATCCAACCTCAACACGAGAGGCGCTTATAAAATCAGTGACAGTAACAGTTACCCAAGTGTTCGGATTGTTCGGAGCAAACGCCAGCGCCGTTGTATGCCGTCGCTACAATCTCAAATTGCGGACTTGCCGCGTCAGCAGCAACCGTAATTCGGTCACCAACATTGCACTCTAAGGATGTGACAACACCTGTTGTTCCAAGCGCACCGCCGCGAGACAAAAGAAGTCGACAGGAACGATCAGAGTTCACATCACCAAAGGGAAAGCTTGTTATCTGGGAAAGAACAAAGCCCGTATCCGTTTTTTCCATGAACGCAGGAGGGTGATTTTCATGGGCAAAGAACAGCGCCGCACACTCTTGCGTGTATTCCAGCTTGCAATAATCTTCGCCGTAATCGTGAGAAACACGGATAGGTTCATTTGTCTGCGGATCAAGAAGCTGCTTCCGATCAGAATAGAACTCAAAGCAATCGGGATAGGCTACAACCATCACCGGGCAATCAGAACCAACTACAAATGGATAGAAGCAAGGGCAATCATCAGAAGACTTGGCGCGGCCAGCAAGAACAGTTGGCGGACGGCGGTACAAATTCCCCTTGTGATCAGGTATCCAGTTTTTGCACTTTGCAAGGCCTGCAAAGTAAAAATCCATATCCGAACGGCCCCAAACAGTCGGAGACACTTCACCGTTCGTAAAGCCAAACTGTCTGCGCGAAAACCGAGCCACGATCAGTAACCGCTACCACGGCCAGCGCCGGAGCCATAAAACGCAGAGCTACGCGCATCCAAAATGTCGCCATCTTCAAGGTAAAGCATTTCTTGGTCTTGAGCGCCGGAAACCTGTTTCGCCATTTCAATATGAACATCAAGATCACGCTGCACCATTTCCCGCAGCTTTTGGTTTGCCTTCAATGGTTGAGAAATCCGAACCGCAAGCTGCAATTCAATCGCCTCTTGCATATCGACAGGAAGAGCGTCCAAGTTTTCAGGAACGCACACATATTCAAGCTGCACTTCGCTACAATTCGACAGCAGCGCAGGGCATTTCCCCGTTGGCGTGTGAACGGTCATAATCCGCCACGCCTCTTGCGCCTCACTGTCATATGAGCGCCCACGAATGTTTCTTAAATAGTAACTGGCAGGCTTGTTGAAATATTCAGTGCTACGGCAATCTTTGCAGTCGTCGCCATCATCCTTTGGCGCATTACGCTCTTGAACGCGGTAAGCTCGGATGAAATCTTTCGGGAGAGCAAAGGCGTAATTATAGCCGCAAGGCAACGCGCAGCAGTCGCAGACAGCGAGAGGATCGGGGCAGACGTTTACAGTCGTTTCAGACCACAACACCCGGCGCAAAACCAATTCAACAGAACGCTTTAGGTGACGGTTGATAAGGCGGGCTTTTTTGCCACCCGCCTTGCCAAGACTTTCGATAGGGTCAACATTAATGCGATCAAGCGCACCGTTTGCAATCGCAACGCTCATATTGACCCCGCACGTTATTTGCCAGCAGTAAGAAGCTGGCCCCAAATAGACAAAGAACTGTCCGCAGGAATGTCAGCGGCTGGACGCATCCAAATCACCCAATCCTCGCAGCTATCAGTCATTTGCAAGTAGCGTTGCAGGCCGTAAACCTCGACTTCACCAGATGCCGCAATGTCAGCCGCAGAAGCCAGCAGCACGGTATCCCAAGAATAAGGGTCAGCCGGATCACTGCGCTTTGCAGAGAGATTGGAAGCAAAAAGGTCAAACTCAGGGAAATCGCCAGTTGCATCAGCAGGGATAAGGCAAGAATTCAGCGCCTTATCTTCCGCCGTTGGCTGACCATCAGCGCCGAGAACCTTTGCAGGGTCGCCAGTGCTGGCCCGAAGATAAATCGCAGGCTCATTGTCCGCAGAAGAGCGGCAAATACGCATTGGCCCAATCATGGCGCAGCTTTTGACCGTATCCAAAAGAATAGGCTCATCAGCAGAAAACGTCAGCGCATTGGCCGGGTTCCCGTCATAATCATTCCAACTTACCGCACGGTCATTCGTCATGAACTCCACATGAAGCTCTTGAAACGAACCGGGCTTGGTTGAGCGAGAGCCGGAGCCGTCGCGCAAGCTTAGTGGGTGGCCAATCGGAAGCATATACGCCACCGTTGCCGAAACCGCCTTGAAGAAGCCATCAGCCCCTACCAGTGGTGCAAGATCATAAGCTTTCATTAGACGCAAAGCTCCTTGTTGGTTTCGAGGATTTTCATAACCGCCCGCTCTTTCGGGTTTGCGATACCGAAGCCCATTTCATGGTCAATACGGATGCCGATTTGTCCCTTTGGCTTGCGACGTTGTTTCCATGCGTCGAATACTGTGATGGAAGGAGCCATCATTTCTTCAAACACAATCGCGTTCATGTCCCACACAGGGATGTGACGAACGTAGGTTTCACCATCCCAAGCACCGCCCGCAGGAATATACGGCTCAGACTTGAACAATGGGCGAAGCTGGCATTCGCCAGTTTTCGAGTTGATGTGGCGAATGTCCTTAACAATCTTGAACTTGACGCCATACCAAGCCTTGCTTTCGAGCATTTGGCCTTCGTAAACCGAATGTTGACCGTTCAACAGGAAGTCGCTGTTGGTAAACTCGGCGAACTTGGTCAATTGAGCGTGCATATCAACCGTGATCGGGATGATGATGTTCGTTCCAGGACACCAGCGACGAATTGCGGTAGCAACCTCAACAATCTTGGAAGGCGTAATACCAAGGCCGTTATGCTCGATGCAGCAAATGTCTTTGTTGATCGTCGGCGCACATTGATCGCCAATAATCTCAGGACCGCAAGCCGCTTCAACCAGAAGCTTGTCCATGATTGCATCATCGGCCTCGGCCAAACGCGCAGAGATAAGAGGTACAGCGTTGCCTTGGTCATAACGCAGCGAACGGCCAGAGACGCAAATCTCTTTGGCAAATTCACGCTTTGACCAGTAATAAGCGCCGATGTTGTGGTGGCCGACCTCAATGTCGTCCTTCTCGCTCGTCACCTCGTCCATGTCGAGTGTGCCGATGTGAAGGCCTTGAGAAAGTTTAGCCATTTGAGCGCCTACCGTGCGGTAGCAGCCCTTGAAATATTGTTCACGCGCACCGCACCGCATATGCAGTTGGTCAGTGAGCTTTGCTTGCAAGCGGGCAAAATTTGTAGCCCCTGCACTGTCGATTGCTGTTGACATAATGTCACTCCAAAAAATAAATCCGTGGTTTTGGAAGCGTCATTTGGTCAGATAACGAGCGGCCAGATGGCGGGGCGTTATGCAACCTCATAAGGGGTCCGTTCCTAAAAATACCGCACAGTCAATAAGAACATCGAATAGAAACAAAAAACCCCGCCTTTGTTTCCAAAGACAGGGCCTAAATCAATCGCCTTGAGCCACCAGCGCGATTGACTATTCCGCAGACACCGGAGCCGGGGCTTGAACACCCATAGGAGGCTCAGGAAGAACCAGAGTTTCCATTTCTTGGCTTTCACCAGCAGGATCATCGCCGTCCTCGGCAGCTTCCGCAGCGCGTTCGGCGCGAGTTTCAGCGGCCCGCTCTTCAAGTTCGGCCTTTTGATCGTCCATAACTTTCTGCTGCAATTGAGCCGGAGACATGGAGGGGCTTTCTTTCGTCTCCCCAATCGTCGCAATGCCAATAACTTCCATCAGCTTGTTGCACTCAACTTGCCATTGCGTTCCAGCCGCAGCCTCTTGGTTGCTACGGCATACCGCTTCATAGGCAAGAATGGCATCGTGTTGGTTTTCTTGAGCTTCAACCCAAGACAGAACAGCGCCCACCCGATCAGGCGTTACACGGTGAACGCCATATTTTTCATTAACGCCGTACAAGCCAGCAGCAATGCGCATTTTCAAATTCATCACGTTTGGTTTCTTCGCCATGTCCGTTACTCCCCATGAACTTCGGTGTAGAGCTTATCAAGCAAGCGCGTTTGGTCCGCAGTTGGAACGCCGCCCTGCTTTTCAGCAACCGTGTTTTTAATGGCGTCAATTTGCTCTTGAGCAGAGCCTTGGCCACCAGCAGCGCCGCCGCCGTTACCGCCGCCCGATTTATCGCCACCTTCCGCCGTGAATTCCCCAATCACAGCCAAGCGGTTCATAATCGCCTTGTAGCCTTCCGGCGACATATTGGCTTTTGTAAGCGCCGCAGTGTCAGCATCAGACCAGCCTACGTCGGTCATGGCCCGCTCAACAAGCTTTGACTTGATATCGTAATCTGCGCCCCAATCCTGTTTAAGCCCCTCGACAAAGGTTTCAGCAGATTTCTTGTTCGCCTCGTCCGTCAAAAGCTCTTGCTCTTGGCGATACTTCACAAACTGGTCAACGTGCATTCCGGCCTTGTGGCTGGCTTCCATCATCACCTTGTCATTTGCAGAAAGCTCGTCTTCGCCAAGGCCGATCTTCTCAGCATAGGCCGCAACAGTTTCGGGGCGCATACTGTCAAAGAACTCGCCTGCCTCACCATCACGCGCAGGCGGCTTTACAAGACCCTCAGACTTCATAACGTCTTCGGCGCGTCGGCTTGCAGCTTGACGTTGCTTTAGATAATCGGTCGCAATGTCTTCTTGCGTTCGATCACCAATGGCCGTCTTTACATCGTCGCTGAACGCATCAGTCCAGAAAGCCCCAGAACCACCATCGCCACCGCCAGCATTAACAGGTGGATCGCCACCAGCATTAACAACAGGCTCGCCACCGGAACCGCCTTCGCCCGCAGCATCGCGCAAAAATCCGTACTTATCAAATAGTCGCATAGTTTCCTCACTCTTTGTTATCCAGCACAATTTGTTGCGCTAGTTTTATTTGGGCAAGGATATTGATCATCGCTTGCCTCTCACCCGCCCGCATTGCCAGCAGAATATCGTGTTTAATCTCGCTTACTTCCCCAACATCAGAGATTGGCGGGGACATAAGACCCGCCAAATTCATCAGGCTTGGAAACAAATCAGGGAACGTTTCATTCGCCTCATTCAGTGCCAAAAGATGAGCGACGAAATCTTTGTCCTCAGCCATGTCGACCATGCTTTGAGGCACTTCAATCAGATCAAGTAAGTTCACCGCCGCCCCCTGCTATCTGCAAGGCTTCCGCCCCGGTCTTAGCCGCCATAGCTTGTTGCTCGGCAATCACAGCATCAGTTGATTGTTGGTTTTCAGCAGCCGCTTGACGCATTTCTTGCTGAACTTCATCAAAGTTACGAAGAACGGATAAATGCCCATGACCCTCAACTATCTTTGTTAGCAGTTCCGGCTTGTCCAAATACTGCGATGGGGTTTGCTCAATGAATGAAACCTGTTCAATCATTTGCATCATCGACCCCGTTTCCGACTGACGCGCCGCCAAAGATAGAGGCCCAAGGATATCAACATCAAACTCGCCCTCCCGGCGAACACTGTCAGGCGCATCAGGCAGACCGCCCGTCCGCGCTTTAATCTCAAAATGACGGGCCATTTGCCCTTTGATCGGTGGAATGACAGACACAGCAAACGGCGCGACCATTGAAGCCCGCTCTTGTGCAATGATAGCCGCCTCAGCTTGCCGACCGCGCCCCACGTAATGCGGTTAGGCCGGAGCGTTTTGGTTGCGCCTTCAATCTTCTGTCCGCCAAGAATTGGAGGCGTTGCGGCCCATTCCATTGCCCGTATTTGTGCGTTTCGTGCAGCAGCAGCCGAGACCATATCAGGCAAAGCATCATAAGCAGGCCCCACATAATAATGAGAGTTAGGCAGCTTGTGCCAGCCGATCACATGGAAAGGTTGAGAGCGGTAGCCTTTCCGGCGCACCACTTCTTTGTCGTGTTCATCCACCCAATATTCTTGGTACAGAAAATCATCGAAGTTGCGCGGGTTTGGCTTGCCTTTTGGGTTTCGCTTCACGATTTGGAGGATCGTGCGCCGATCACCAGAGTTTCGCGCCCGCATTTCCTCGTTCTCAGCATCAAACGTAGACTTGCCGATAACGCTCATCATTTGATCATGCGTCATTTCACGACGATACGAGCTGGCAGTCATGCGACCAAACTCGTCAAGCTGATAGTAGAACGCATAGGACGGTACAGTTTGATAGATCACCTTTCCCGTAAGCAGCCCATCATCTTCTTGCTCATAGACCCATGAAACGCCGTAGCTGATACCCATTGAACGATATTCGTTGCGCTTGGAAACGTAGAACGACCCCGGCAAGGTTGCGCTGCCCCGCAGCTCATGGGCAATAATGCGGGTAACATCAGCGTACCATTGCGCGGCTTCTTGATCGTGGTCGCCAAGATTAGCGTCCTGGACCTTCATCCAGCTTGCGCTTGCAGGCGTTGCGTTGCCCTGCAAGAAATTTGCAAACCGATTGAGGCTTACAATCCCCGCGCCGGAGAACAAATCACCGTTCCAGTTTGGCCCGGTTGAACTATCCGAACGCTGGCCTGACCACCAAAGGCGCTCAATAGGCGAGAAGAAACGCGCAGCGCATTCATAGAATGGCTCCACCAGAGACCGCTCAGACACCATCGCATAATGATGTGCAATCAGAATATCGGCCTCTTTGGTCAATTACTTCACCCATTCCAAAGGAATGTCGCGTGAAGCCTCGGCAACTTCCGCAATGTCGCTTTCCGGCAATCGCGCCGTTTTCAGCAGATCAACAATGCCCTGCTTGATAGTCATAACGCCAAGACGGAAGCCTTGCAGGTTGTCTTGGGCATAGTGAACACCCGCCAATGTTCGACAATGAGCGAAGGAAAGGCACGTCTGGCCTATATCGTCGTGAAGTTTAGACTTCTTGTTCAAGCCATACTTGAGCGTCAGAAGCGCATAGGTCGCGCCAGCAGCCGCACCGTGACCCGCAGGGTAAGACGGATGCAGAGGGCAGCCCTCGTCGTAAATCGTGAACTTGCGCGGATCGCTCAGAACAGCGTCAACAAACACCTCTTGCCGCAGCTCCCTCTCAAACCAATCAGGCGCGGCCAGTTTGCCAGCCAGAACCGCAGCAACGCGCTCTTCCGGCCTCGCAATCATTTGCTCCCACTTGAACCCAAACGCTTGATTGAGAGCTACACGCATCGCGCACACGCCAACCTCAGCCCAAAAGTTTGTTGCGCCGTTGATAAAGTTGATACCGTTCGCAGGCTTGAAATCAAAGACAGGATCAGTGCGGCCCATCAGATATTCATCAAGCTGCATGAACAAATCCCACGGGTTGTCCATCTGCACAAACAAAGCCCCGTCGCGCACCGTGTGAACGCCAACCGCAGCCAGAGCATCAGTTTGAAAGCTATCACCGAGCGCAATGAAGTTGCGCAGCTCATCGTTGCAATCATCAAGATATTTGTCGCCACGCGCCAAGCGCACAGTTTGAGCCACCTCAAGGCACTGATACCAAGCCGCCTCAGTGTCAAACGCTGGGATAGCATCACGGCGCATGAACACATCAGGATGAGACAGAGCAAGCCCGCCGTTTACGCCCGTTAATTTGGTTGCTTTTGCAAAATCCATAGCCGCAGCCCCTAGTCATTTTTCTCTGCAAGCCGATGCGGTCAATGTTCGAGTTCATTTTTTCCAGAACTACCAGCAGATCTTTATCAGAGGACACATGATCGTCTTTGTGAGCAAGAAACTGGTTTGCAAACCACAGAAACACCATCACAGAAAGCGCCATTGCGCCGCGATAGATCAAAGTCATTGCATTCCCATTCATTGTCTCAATTAGCTTGTCGGTCACGTTTCTTGGCCCCCACCGTAGTGAACGCACTTGCTCAGCACGATCTCCACTTTCTTCCACCCACGGCGCTTTAGGCTTGTCGTGAAGTGCTTCTCCATTTTGCGCGATCCAGCCTCACATTGTTCAGCCGTCGCCACGAGACGAGAATAACGAGCGCCAAAATCCACACATTGAGCAGGATGGTCCACGTGTATTCCGCAGATTAATACGATTGCCTGCCACATCTTAAGCCAACTCCCATTTCTCAATTCTCATAGTAGATCGCGCAGGATCAGCCGGGTTGTCGTCGTTAGGGTCTTGTGAAGATAGGCGACGCGATTGAAGCTCCACACTTTCGCCAACAGCCAGAGACATTGACGCAGTGCCAGCAGCCAATCCTTTATCGTAATTTGCGTTGTCGTCTCGAATGTAGACGCTTGGGAACCCGTAAGTTCTCGCCACAGCGCCGGAACTATCGCGCACAACTAATGTAGTCGCAAAAGAAGCCCGATCATTTGCCGTGGCGTTCGTTACTTCCAACTTGGCGCAAACCTGAATTGAAATGGCCTCATCAGCCACAAAACGAGTATTGCCGGAGATCGAAAGGCCTTCACCAGCGATAAGCCCGCCCGTTGTCCAAGTGTACGTGCGAGACGCGTCGTTTGTGTCTTGATTTCCGGAGTTTAGATTGCCCTCATAGACAGCCATCAGCACCGGACGGCCAGCAACAAACAAATCAGGCAGCGCAAGTGATACAGGCTCACCCGTCACGCTATCATAGCCAGTTACGATAAAATCACCCATGACAGCCGCCTATATGATCGGAACAAAGAAAGAGAAGCCGCTATCGCGCAGAACGCCAGCAGCGCCGCCGTTATCTTGCTCTCGAATTTCAATACGAAACCCGTTCACCGTGCGATTTAGATAGGCCCATTGGTAATCATCGTTTTGCGGCAAGCCCTGCATGGTAGCCAAGACCGGGTACGTGTCAGAGAACGCAGCAGAGTTGAACGTCACGTCATATTGACCGACCGCCACACGCACGACAGACCCACCCGCTATTTGCTCAGCAATGCCATCACCCGCAACAGAACCCGCAGCCTTATAAAACTCTGGGTTAACGGGATCGGGCGGGGTTGCCACAGCTTCAACAACGGGCGGACACACAGTCCAACCAGCCGCGATTGCTTGTGGTACTGTAGGCGCGGGATCGCCATTGCGCGGCAAATATGTCCCTTCAAGCTGCAAGTCAGCAAACAACGTGCCAAGGTCGATGGAACCAATTATGTGGAACTCACCAGTGTTCGGATTGCCGTTCACATATTGGTTGCCTGTAACAGAAGTTAGGCCTGCAAGGTTTTCCCTATGCGGAATGCCGCCTGTTTGACCAGCAGGCAGCGGCGCATTGAACACAGACCCCCCAGCCCCGCCAGAGCCAAATGTAACGTCCGCAAGCAAAAAGTCGGTTGGGTCCGGTGTGAATGTGGGCCAGCCCAAAGGTGCGGCCGCATTGATCGTGTTATCCGCGTGGTGCCAGTTATCACCAACAGGGTCGTAATAGACAGGAACAACATGATCTTCGGCGTCTGTTGGAATATTCGCAAACCGCAATGACGCAACTTGCTCGGTGTACATCAGGAAACCCGTCACCTGTGGGTTTGGTTCACCGACAGCAACACCACCAGCCCCCACGGGCAACAGTATCTCGTTGCAGATTGTTGAAGGCGTGTTGAACTCAGAAGGCGCGCCCCATGTTGTTCCGTCTGACATGAGGATATATCGGCCGCCAATCGCAACATCGACATTGTTGGTCGTTGTCAAAGTCGCAGCAGCCGTTGCAACGGTGCCGAACGTATCCGGGCCAGTCACCGTGATTGGCGTTGGATCGGTAGTCGTCTGCGCATTGCCGTCACCATCTACCCACGAGACTGAAACAGTAAACTCGTTTGCATTTCCGGTTGGCTGCAAATCAATGCCGCTGATTGTTGTGCTTGCGCCGCCGTCAAAACGCTGACTTGCACCAAACAGCTCAACAATGTCGCAAGCGTCGTATTCAACGATCTCAGGGCCAGTAGTCAAGCCGAAGCCAATGACAGACGAGACGCCGGAGTTACTGTTCACCCTGAATTGCAGCCGATCAACACCAGCAAATTCCATCACAGAACTATTGATGTTGTTGTTGTTCTGCCAGCTTCCGGAATACGGGAGTGTAAGCGCAGGCGCACCCGGCCCCTGAATATAGCTGGTAACAGGATGAGACGCTTGCAAAATAAGCTGCTCACCCGGACCGTTCATTTGTGACGGCTGCAAGAAGAAATTATGCAGGAAATTGCCAGCATCATATGGGAATGGGAATGGGGCATAGAGGGTCAGGAGAGGCAAATTCAACGTTGGTTGTCTGGCTATCCCCAACAGCAGCAGGAGATATAACAGTCGTTGTTTGCGGCAGAGGAACGACACCGTTGCCAACAGTGCCTAGACCCAGAGCGGCCAATTGCAACGGCGCATAAGCCACCATGTTTGTGAAATCGGCAATCTTGCACTTAGCAGGACGGCCACCGGAAGCTGATTGTTCAGACACGGTTTACACCTCCACCACTGGCTCAAGGCCAATCCAATGCCACGTGCCGCCAGCCAGAGTATAGGCTGGAAGCCGTGGGCGCACGTGCTCTTCCTCAGTAGCCGCAAAGCTGATTGTTTCGCGGTCAATGAGAGGATAGCCGCCGTTAATGGTGGTTTCGCCTGTCAGGTTCTTGATAGTCACCGATTTGAGGCCAGCAGGAACGCTTCCGGTTCCCTGCACCAAGACGTGACCTTGATCGGGTTTAGGCGTTGCCGCAATCGCATCAGCAATGTCTTGAGCCGTTGGGCCAGTTGTGGCGGCCTGCTCAGCATCGCAGCGCGAGATAAAGTTGGTTTCATCTATCGTGACAATCGCATCAGTAGCTTTGTCCCGATAGACGGTGCTTCCATCGAACAACATGCAGCCATAGGCCTCACGTCTTTCCGAAATTTCCAGCACACGAACGCTAACGTTCACAGCATCGGTGTCCCGCGGATCGAGAGTGATTGTTGTAGCGTCGGCGCTAACCACCGTCCCCCATGGATCGTCTGCACGAACGGCGGGATTGTCCAAGGTTCCGGTTGCAGTTTGACCGCTTGTGTCAATCTGCGCGTCAATGATGCCGGGCGTATAGACCCAGTTTCCACCATCGGTAAGCGCGGCGGACGGCGTACCGTTTTGCGGGTCTTGCCACATGATCGGATTGCCAACATCGCCATCATTCGTGGGCGAAAGCGTAACCTCAACAGGCGAAGAGAAAGAAATCACCACATTGCCGGGGTCTTCATAGCGAATATCGCCCGGGTCAGTCGCGGAAATCAGTAGAGCATTTGCAACCGTGTAGGTAGTCCCATCCGGCAGAGTACCGTTAGCCGCGTCAATCGGTATTGGCGTGCCTGATACGGCAAAGACACCATAGCAAACATCGCCAATGTATTTGTCCGCAGACTGTTCAGTGTCAAACTCGGATGAGAAAGTACCCATTGGATTAGCCCTGACCGTTCAAGAATACGCTTTCGACGGTTACAACAAATGTGTCGACAGCCTCATAAAGATCACCGCCACGCTCACCCACAAGGCGGACGGTGACAGTTTGAGTGAAGAACGCGCCATTAGCCGCAGTAACGGTGAAGTTACCGAAACCAGCGTTTGCCGCGCCTACTGAACCAATCGAGGACGGATTGTCACTGCTGACTTGAATGTCGCCAAGATTAAGCAGCTCCATAGTCACGTTGCTGTAACCCTCCGAGCTACTGTTGCCGAATTGAGGGCTGATATCATTAGGCCCACCAGCGAAGATCGTTTGGTCAAAACCCTCAACAGTGAAGTTTGGATCAGACAGAAACGCAGGGCCAGCGCCCAGCTTCCCAAGAATACGATCATGAGTAGCAGAGGTAGAGTGTCCCATTGTGAAGCTCCTAGCTATCTACGAGGCTGACAATGGCCTCAAGTGTTTGGGTGATTGGCGCGTTATCAATGCCGCGCGTTCCTGAAAGGGTGATTGTGACCGGGGCTTGCGCGTCCAGCTCATAGGCCAGAACGTCAAACGGAAAGGTAATGCTACCACCAGCAGCGACAACACGCGGCAGAGCGCCTTGGTTTTGAGGCGTTGAGGAAAGATCGTAGTTTGGCGTTCCGACAGACAAAACAATCCCGGCTATCGTAATATCCCGATCATCGTAAAGGTTGCTTGCAACGACACGGTAGCCGTTTGTGAAGGCATCCAGCTCACTCATTACCTCACTGATAACGCTCAGTTGAACGTTTGGATCAGTCTGGACGATAGGAGAGCCGATAGGGCCAAAAGCCTTGTCGTGCGTAGATGAGGTTGAATGTGTCATTGGGCATTCCAAGAGATTGACTTATGAAATGGGCCAGCCGCAGCCAACCCATCGCTAAACCAATCGGGCCTTAATCTTCTGTCGGTTCAATGTTCCAGTAATTCACTGTCAGATTTGCAGTGAGGGCAGGATCAAGCGCACCATCGCCACCGATAGTCAGGGCGCGGAAGCCGTCAATCTCGTCACGATCCAGAAGACGGATAGTTGAGCCTGCAAGCTCTTGCTCACCGTTGTTGTCAGCCGGAGCAGAACCGTCTTTCGTCCAACGGATATTGCTATCCGGCGCATCGATGTAGATTTCAGCATAGGTAGCAGTAGCAGGGATAGCGGCCAAAACCGCAGCAGCAGCGCCAGTAACAGCGATTTGCTCACCTGTCAGCTCAACGCGGATTTGCTGGGCGTTCAATGTGTAAGGCGCAACAGTCACAAGAGCAGTCGCGTCGAACTCAGGCGTTTGGTTCACATCGACAAACGTAGTTTGTGCCGGGTCAATGACACCGTTAACGAACACGTTGCGCTTTTCAAGCTGGATAATGCGGCCATATTCGGCATCGCCAACGGTGGTGTTCGTTGCATACCAAACATCACGCTCGACGTCGAGTTGATCAGGAGCAGGCTTATCGGTGGTAAAGGATGGGGATTGGGTCACTTGGGGAACTCCATTGATGAAATCGGTAACTTCAACGTCACCGTTGTTGTAGGTCACAGTGACCCGATGAATTTCTTGGCCCGTATCGTCGCAGCCGATCAGCACATCACGGTCGGCAACCTCACGCGCAGCGAGAGCGTCCGCAATGTCGCAAAGCTTTTCCTCAATCACAGGCGGGAGCGCCACAAGCTGCCCCTCGCTTTCTACCGCCACCTTGCTATCCACGTAGCTTGTGCCTTCGTTAAAAGGCTTGAACGATGTATTGCCAAAAAGTCTGCTCATGCTATCGACCTGTTATCTGCTTGAGAGCGCCTTCAAAGCCGCCAGTTGAACCCGATCCAGTTGGACGGCCAAAATCACCAGCCCCACGGCCAGAAGCGCCGCCCCGCAACGTATTGCGAAACTGCTCTTGGCTTTTCTGTTCAGCAGCCTCGACAGCTTGACGCTCGTTCTTGGCAGCTTTCTTTTGTTGGTTAGCCTGCAAAAATTGGCCTGCTACACCGAAGATAAGGGGGAGAACAAAATTGAGGAAAGCGGCACCCAATAGGCGAGAGTGAATTGCTCGCAAATTATCATGGGGCTTATGAGAACATCGAATTATGTACCCGGCGTCCAAGTGTAATCATCGCCATCATCCTCAACAGTGATTGCAGATAGCGGCTTGCCCTTCATGCGGGCATCGTCAACATCGGCAATCGTTTTAGGATAACGGCTAAACGCGCCGCGCACCCTATGGCCCTGCCCTGCTTGCAGGCCGAGAACGGCGTTTCTCGTCGCGTGAAGCGCATCATCAAACTCGCCAACAATCCGCAAGCGTCCGCTGGCCATCTTCTCGCGGCGGTAAAGTCGTTTCTCAGCAAAGAACAGATCAACTCCCGGCCCACCGTCAGCAACCTTGAACTTGCCTGTTCGCATAAGCTCGTCAAGCTCTTGAATAGCGCCCTCAGCCGAAAGCCTTGCGCCATCGCGCATTTGCACAGGATCAGCAGTCAGCTTCACGCCATGCCGGATATACTTATCAGCAACGCTTTCCAGCGCATCACCATCAAGCGCTTCTTGACGGTTGCGAGCATCACCAGGCCAGACAACAGGCACATTGCCCTTGAAGTCGTGTTTCCAGTTCATCGCGTGAATTTTGGTGGTCTGGCTGTTTTCCTTGTAAACTTGCGTGAGGTAATATGTATCAGTGTTCAAATCGCGATAGACACGAGCGCGGGCAGTTGGGTGATTGATACCAATGTCCAGCCCGTCACACACTTCCCAATCATCCGGCACAGAGCGCCCGTCATGGCCGTAACTCCATGGATAAAGCAAATTCTCGTCAGGCGTGGTGTAGATCGCACCTTCACCAAGTGCAGGGATACCCTCAACACGGGCCATATGCTCATGTTTTGGCACGGTTCCCTTGTATTCTTTGATCATTGCAGGCGTTAGATGCGGCGCATCGTGCATTGAAATACGAACCAGCGCCCCAAAGTCGTTGCGGATCACGGATGGAAACTTCTCATCAACCGTAACATTACCGATTTGCTGCTTTACAACCTCAGACAAGCCCTTGAGCGGGGTAAACGTGAGAACACGCATCCCGCCGCTATCCATCGTTCGGGTTGCAAGCTCAGTGTAAACGTCCATTGGAGGCTCTTCATCCATGCCAACGATTTGGACCTTAGCAGCCTGCAAAGCCTCGCGCCCTTGAGAATAGGCGTAGAAGCTCACGTATGAACTGCCACCGCTCTTGTGTTTGATTTGCGCCCCGTTCAATGCGCCTTTGACCTGCCCAAGCGGATCAAGACGCTCAATACAGTCGTGAGGAATGCCGCAGGGAAGCAGGCTATTGCTCATTTCGTCTATCTCGCACATGCCTTGCCGACCGAGAAGCACGTCACCCATCAGGGCAAGTTGACAGCCCTTAATATTGGTTTTCCAGTCCGGCGAACCGACAAGCGCACGGATTGGCCCGTTAAAGCGCCTACCCTGCCACCATTCGGGATATTCACCCGTCAAATGAAACGGCAATTCGCCACGGTAGAAGGCGGAGGTGTTGTGAGTGACTATGCCGCCCTCAATAACGAACGTTTTGCACGGGCTGGCAACGGATATGCATGTAGCCTCACCCCTTCCTGCGGGCGTAATCGAATGTATAATTCTGTTGTCAGTGTTATGCCGAGCATTCCATCGGGCAGCCTTTTTCGAAATCCTAAACGGATTGAGGTTTATCCGAATGCGTACCCTAAAACTCATTTGCCCGTTCTTTTTTACACCGTTTGCATCGGTGTATTTTGTTTGGCGCGTCTCGATTGTGCATCGCCCACCAAGAGAGACCACCAAATACTCTACGGCTCTCGCCAAAAACGGAGAGCAAGAGCTAAACTCCATAGCTCCGTTCTTATTGATCGAACCGTCAGTGTCCATGAGGCCTTGAAGTAAGGCGTAACGATGACTTACGCAGGCCTTCAAATAATCTTCCGGAACAAACTTCTTTGCGCTCTTACACCCGATCAACCCCATAGCCTTAAGAATTTGGATCAGAGGATTGCGATAGCCGCCCACCTTGCGCAAAATGTAATCATAACTTGCAACGTGAGCAATTTGCACATTGTTAGGCAAATACCCTTGCACAAAATGCACAATTTCACGGTCTCCAGCCGTCAACTTAACGCCGTCCTTGCCAAAGTAACCATCGCCAAGAAGAACACCCAAAAGATATGGATTTAATGGCAGCTTAGAATGAGGATGGTAGAGCGGCTTTGCTGTGGGAACAACATACCGCATCCGCGAGCAAGGCTTTTCCCCGACATGCTTTAACATTTCCGAAGTTGAGCAAACGCCCCAAACCCCGTAGTTCTTATTTTCCAGCTTCTTGCCGCCTTTGTATCGGTACGGGTATCGCGCCTTAGGTTCTTGGCATTCCCAAAGATGTTCGCCGCACGAAAAAATATCGTGAGAGCCGTCAAAGTTGATTTTGAACAAATCCAGCTCACCCTGCGGATAAACGCCAGTTACCTTTGTTGGCTTGCCATCGCCCGCAAACACCAAATCCCCGACAGAAAGCCGCTCAATAGGAACTGGACCGCTCGGCGTGAGAACGCATGTGCCATGTTTAAGCGCCTTCCCAACCCGATTGGCCCCGCTCAATGTTCTCGTTTTGTATCGCGCTCCAAGATCGAAAAACACTTGCTGTTGCTCATAGGGCATAAACACTCGGCAACCTTGTTTCTCTTGGGCATCAAGCAAAAATTCTAGATCAGCGTCCAACATCACATGCCTTTTCGCTTAAAGAGCTTTGCGCTGCAAATTTAGATCAACAAACTGCCCCGATAGACCTGCATTTTTGATGCGTTGAACAGCATCGCCCCCATAGGCAATGAGAACAGATGGCGCGCCGCTATTTGCTTTCACACGTGTTCCGTCTGGCTTGCAAAATGATATGCGGCCCTTAAAGAAAAAAATCCCATCTGCTTTGCGCCAAACCTCTTGAAAGAAAGTCTCTGTTTCTGTACGTGCAAAGATGAGTGCAACGCAGTTGCCGTGCTCGGCACATTTTGCCAACCAATCTGCCGCTAATGTGCCGTAAGGTGGATTGCACCAAACGCTCCCAAACCATCCTTCATAAAGTCCGCCAAGGCCCCCTGCCGCATCCGGCCCATACATCGTAGATGCTGTTGACCACGGGCGAGGTTCGCTAAAGCAAGGGTCCAGATCAAACGGTCCAAGGGCTTTTACAAGTTCTGGAGGCGTCAGCCAAATTGCCTCACCTTTCCCATTTTTCTCATGCCCGCCCATTGCTCTAGCCATAATCTGCCCCTTTAATTTGATTGCGAACCACTCACAAAAGCGTTCAACTCGTCCAGCTTGTCTTTTTTCACTATCACCAACCCCATGGGAGCCAGCAGCGCCTTGATTGCTGGAAGCTTTGATTTGGCTAACTGCTCTTTCTCAGTGTCCGACATGGCGTCGAAGTCGGTTTGAACGGTTGTCTTTGCCTCAACAGCCAGCTTCTTTCCGTATTTGCTTGGAGCCATATGAGCCATGAGCCATTTACGGGTGTCCACCCTAAGGCGGTCTCGGTTGGTCGCGTCGTTGCTTTTGGCATCCGCTATCTCTAGCACGTCTTTCGCCATCACATCAGCGCGGCGCTCTCTCGCGCGTGAGTAAAGCTCTAAAAACTCAGCATCATCACGCAGCTCATTGTAGATCGTAGCAGCAGAAGGCATGTCCTCGTGCTTTGCTATGTCGTCAACCGTCAGAAGATCGTGAGCCATGCGTTCACAAAACTCGTTTTTCCAGTCCTCATGCCAATTGGCACCACCCTTAGGGCGACCAGTTTTGTTTTTTTTCTTCTCAGTCACTGATAACCCTCCATAGATTCAAAGTTTGTGATTTTTTATGCGGTACGAAATTCCGCGAAACGTGATGGCGTACCCATCATGCGTAACTTTTCCAAACGCCCACGCTCCGAGAGCGTTGAACAACATACCTACATGCCAGCCAATATCCCTCACATGAAACCATATAGTTTTTAGCATGTATCGGTGTCCTTCAGCGTTCATAGCAGCCTCCTATCGTGTGTCGAAGCATGACGGCTGATCCGCTTCATTTTCATTTGGCCACGCGGCCTTATATGCATCCATTGCAAGCTCCCTATCGATACACTTACCCTGAGTTACTCGCTAATTGGCTATGATGGTCACACATGCGGCGTCCACCTGTTGCGGGATCATTGCACCATGGGAACATGCAGACGCGCTCAGCATTGTATTTGATGTGCAGGCGAAGCTCACGAGAGACGGAAGCCATGTCTATCTCGTGGTCTTCACGAAGAGCCTGAATAACGCCCCAGTTCTCCGAAACAAACCTTTGCGCGACTTCATGCAATGATTGGTCTGAAATCCACGCGGCAACCGTTTGTTTTTTTGCGTGATAGCGCCATTCAGTGTTTACCTTGAGAACGCCAGAGACGATTGCGAG